TCTTGGAAGCACATATGATGTTTTGGAAACAACTGCATTCAAAGGCGGAAATGTTCCAGCAGCAGCAAAGACTCGTATTGCAGGACTTGTTGACAACTCAGTAACACTTGAGTTCCACCAGGATTTTGCAGCGGGATCAGTAAACTCAACAATTTACCCACTATTGGGTACAGAAGTAGCAATTAAGATTCAGCCAGTAAATGGTGCAATCTCTGCTACAAATCCAGAATACCAATTCAACGCAATTGTTTCAGAGTGGACAGCCTTGAATGGTGCTGTAGGCGAACTAGCCACTGCATCAGTTACATGGCCAATCACAGGAGCAATCGTTCAGGATGTAACACCTTAATATGTCAAAATTAGTCTTAACTAATGCAACAGTTGTATTTGAAGGAGTCTATGATTTCAGCGACTTAATTTCAAGTTTAACTATTTCAACAGTACATGATGTTCTTGATGTTACCCCAGTTAAAGATGGAGTAATCTACAAGGAAGTAATTGCTGGTGTTGGGACTAACTCAGTAAGTTTTGAATTTTATCAAGACCTTACTACAGAATACGGTGCAGGAACAACTTTAACACTTGAAGAATTCTTTAATGGATATACAGGTGTTGCCTCAAGAGTAGGAACAAAAGTATCCTGTGCCGTAAGAGCAGTAAACGCACCAATATCTAGTACAAATCCAGAATATCAGTTTGAAGCATTAGTTACAGAGTGGACTCCACTCAACGCTTCTGTTGGAGGCCTAAGCACTATAAGTGTGAACTGGCCTATATCTGGGGCAATTACTAAAGATGTAACACCTTAGTAATAATATAAAACAACAATAACCTATAGAAAAGGGGCATAAAATGGATGGACTAAAGATAAAAGTAAAAACATCAGACGGAGATGAAGGAGTATACTCACTTCGTCCAAAGACTCTTGTTGCTTTTGAACAAAAGTTTAACAAGGGCTTTGCTAAGTTGCTAACAGAAGATCAGAAGTTAGAGCACATCTACTTCCTGGCTTGGGCAGCAATGAAGGACAGCGGAAAGGTTGTAAAGCCTTTTGGAGATGCTTTCTTAGACACACTAGACAGTGTAGAACTAGAGACTGACCCAAATTCCGAATCCACAGAGACAGCCTAACCTATACGGTAGCAATGATTTCTGTGGAGACTGGTTTATCTCCAAATGATTTGCTTGATGCACCAGATGGTGTACTTGAAGCAATCGTTATTTATCTAAAACAAAAAAACAAGGATGCGAGCAGGTAATGGCTAAAGATGCAATAGTTTTAGTGGGCGTAAAAGAAACCCTAAAGGCGTTGCAAGATTTTGACAAAGATGCAGTAAAGGGTTTTACGAAAGTAATTAACTCTGAACTTGCAGGTGCTAAAAAAGATGCACAAGGCTTTGTTAAGTCTGATCCTCCACTTAGTGGCTGGAACACCCAGCCTGCTCGCAGTCCTCGTTCTCGTGGTGGTGCTGGATGGCCTGCATGGGATCAAAGTATTATCAAGGCAGGAATAACATCCACAAAGGCTGAGGGTAAAGTAAGAAGAGACTATACAACATCAGCAGGAGCATTAAAGAATAGATCTGCAGCAGGTGTTATCTATGAATTGGCTGGAAGAACAAACAGAGGAACTGGAACCTTCATTAAGAACCTAGAAGGCTCAGTAGGAAATGCTTCTCGTTTAATCTGGAAGTCAGTAGATAAGAACAAAGATAAGATTGAACAGAATGTGTCTAAAGCACTAGAAGATGCTAAGTCACAATTAAAAAAGAATTTAAACATGAGGAGAGGTTAACATGGCAACATCAGGAGCAGTAATAGCCAGAATTATTTCTCAATACTCAGATAAAGGTACAAAGGCTGCACAAAAAGACATTGCCAAGATGGGCAAGCAGATTGACAACTGGAGTAAAAAAACAGTAAAGTCTTATGCAATTGCTACAGCAGCAGCAGGTGTTTTTGCATACAAAATTGGTAAAGACGCAGTAAATGCAGCAGTTGAAGATGCAAAGTCTGCAGCAGTACTTGCTAATACTCTTAGGAATGTAACTGGTGCAACTAATACACAAATTGCAGCAGTAGAAGAATATATTTCTAAAACACAGATGCTTGTAAATGTCTCTGACACAGACTTAAGATCAAGTTTAAATACACTTGTTGCTGCAACTGGAGATGTTACTACAGCACAGTACCTACAAACTCGTGCACTTGATGCAGCAATAGGTAGTGGAAAAGATGTGGCTGCCGTCACAAATGCAATGGCAAAAGCCAGCCAAGGTAATTTTACTGCTCTTGGAAAAATGTTTCCTCAACTTGACAAGTCAGCAATTAAATCTAAAGATTTTTCTAAGGTACTTACACAACTTGAAGGTGATTACAAAGGTGCTGCAGAAGCAGTAGCAAAGCAAGATCCATTTACAGCACTTAAACTACAGTTTGGTGAGGTTGCTGAGCAACTAGGTTATGTTCTTTTGCCTGTTGTAAAAGAGTTTGCAACTTATCTTATTACTGATGTTGTTCCTAATCTACAACTATGGATTGAAACAAATAAAGGTAAACTTCAAGAAAATTTAAGAGCAACTGCAGATGTAATATTATCAATTACAGTAAATTTACTTAAACTTGTTACTGTATTTGAAAAATATAAATTTCTAATACTTGCAATTGCTGCAATACCTTTGATCAATGTTCTTGGAACACAGGCAATGGTTGTTGCTGGATTTGCAAAAATGATAACTAGAGCACTTGGTGCTATTAAACTTGCACCTATCATTTCTGGACTTAGAGGTCTTGGAGCAGCAGTTTCTCTTGTATCAGGAGCATTTAGGGCTGGTGGTTTCCTTGCTGGTCTTAAAGGTGCAATTACATTATTCTCTACATTAAATCCTTATATAAGGGGAGCAACAATATTAATTACTGCTCTTGCTGCTGGTTATGCCCTTTGGAAAAAGGTATTTAGTGGTACAGATGTTGTTGCAAAGAATGCAAAAATTACAAATGATCAGATAGCAAAACAGCAACAAAAATCTATAGTGGCTGGGTATGAGCAAATTACCGTTGGTATGAAGAAAGCCCAGCAAGATAAAATAGCAGCAGACATGATTGCAAAGAATGCAGCAGCGCAAAAGAAGGCTGATGATGCTGCTAAGAAGAGAGCAAAGTTTGATGCAGATTATGCAAAGATAAATGCTCGTATTGCTAAGAATTATGGAGTAACACTACTTTCATCTGAAGACCAGAAGATGGTTCAGATTAATGCTGCAGAAGCATTATTGATCAGACAAGACAAATTAGATAAGATTAATCTAAGCCTTCTTAATAAGTTAAAAGAAGAAGTTTTATTACTAAAGGTTAAGAATGATCTTTCAGAGCGATACAATGATATCCTTAAGGTTTTGGCTTTATCAGATGATAAGTTGCCAGGAGCAATTGCTGTACTTGCACAAAAGTGGGGCACGACTATTGAGGCTGTCAAGGCATATATTCTTCAGTTCCAAATTGTCTCAGATGGAAAGATATCTGATGATGAAGTTACTAAACTTGCTATGTCTTGGGGCAGTACTAAAGAACAGGCAGCAAAGTATCTTGATTTCTTTGTAGCCCTAAACGATGGTGTCCTAGATACTATTGAAATAGACAAACTAAAGTCTAAGTGGAGTATGACTGAGCAACAGGTTCGTCAATATGCTGACTTTGTTGGTGTAGTCAATGATGGTAAGTTAGACGATTCTGAAGTTAAGAAATTAATGGACAAGTGGAAGTTATCCACTGATCAAGTTGTTGAATATATTAAGCAAATAGGTAGCCCTGTTTCTTATTCAGGTACCCTGATTGATCCTGCCAAGGCAGCAGAAATAGGTTGGAAGAATGCTCTTGCAGCACTTCTAGCATATCAAGCAGCGTTGGGTGGTAAAGGAGTAACAACAATAACTCCTCCAACTACAATAACTCCTCCAGTTGTAACAGTTATTCCTCCAAAGTCAGATGGAATAGGTGGAAGAACAGACTCTGCAGCAGAATCAGCATCTAAGGCTGCAGCAGCAGCATACGCAGCAGCCAATGCAGCAGGAGACTCAGCAAAAGCAGCAATTGCTGCAGCAGGAGTACGACCAAGTGATATTGCATTAGGAGAGTCTGGTGCAATTGGAGCAGCATCAATAGCAGCACAACTAAAGGCAGCAGATGCAGCAATGGCCAAGGCACAAAGAGATGCACTTTCTAATTTCAAGGCAGCAGAGGCACTATCTGCTCAAAATGATTCAGCAGCGTCAATTGACTATGATGAAAGATTTAGATTCAGAAACTCACTGACTATGGATAACTCTAAGAGCCTAATGGCTGGTGGTATTGCAAGTTCTGGTGGTAATACAACAGTTAATTTAACAGTTAATGGAACTGTTCAAACTGAGCAGGATCTAGTTTCTAGCATTAGACAAGGACTGCTTGCTGGACAAACTAATGGCCAAGGCCTAACATTGCAGGCGATATAAAATGGCTAGACCAGTTATCAATGTAGAAATTGATTTTTCCAGTGGTGCATCGTTTGCATATCCTTTACTTCTTGATGATATCAACTATGGTATTTTAGATACAAATGTTTTAGGTGATGCTCCTGCTGATATTGTAAATGTTACAGATCAGGTTCTAAGAGTGTCTACTCGCAGAGGTCGTAACCGTATTCTTGCTAACTTTGAGGCTGGATCTGCGACAGTAGTTATAAATGATCCTAACTCAGACTTTAACCCATTTAATGCAGACTCACCATATGTAGGTAAACTGCTACCATTGCGTAAGATAAGAATATATGCAACAACAACTCTTGATGGAGATCCATTAGAAATTAATATGTTTTCTGGATATATTACTTCATACGATACTGGTTTTTACGAAGGTGTAAATACAACTTCAACAGTTACCTTACAATGTGTAGATGGATTTAGACTTCTTAATAATGTTTCTACTCAAGCAATTGCTCCAGTTCCAGGCTGTCCAGCAGGACAATTATCTGGGGCAAGAGTAAATGCATTGCTTAATTATGCGGGATTTCCAAATTCTATGAGAAGAACAGATGTTGGTAATTCTACAATGCAAGCAGATCCAGGAAATAGCGTAAGATCAATTCTTTCTGCTATTCAAACAGTAGAACAGTCTGAGTTTGGTGCATTCTTTATGGGTAGGGATGGAAAAACAAGATTTTTAGATCGTAATACAGTATCTATTTTAGCAGATACAACTCCAAGATATTATACAGATACAGCAGTTCCTGGAAGTTTACAGTATGCGTCTATTGACTTTGCTTATGATGATCAATTAATTCTAAATGATGTTTCAGTTACTAGACTTGGTGGAACTACACAAGAGGTATTTGATCAGGTTAGTATTGATACATACTTTACAAAATCAGGGCAAAGAACAGGAATTCTTGTTCAAAGTGATCAAGAGTCTAATGACCAAGCAAGAACACTCTTAGTTGCTCGTAAAGACGCAAATCTAAGAATTGACTCTATGACTTTGGATATCTATGCAGATGAAAGTGACTTAGGAACTGCAATTAATTTATCTTCAGATATTTACTCTCTTGTAGTCATATCTAAAACAATGTCAGGTGGCAGTTTTGTTACCAGAGAACTCTTTATCCAAGGAGTTCAACACGATATAACACCAAATTCTTGGACAACTAAACTGCTTACGGCAGAACCACTTATCCAAGCGTTTATCCTAGATTCAACAAATCAGGGTATACTAAGTATTAACAACATATCATACTAAAGGAGAAAAAAGATGCCAATAGGTAGTCCAAACGCAGGATATCGTCTGTTTACAACAGGAGATGTTCTAACTGCAGCACAGGTTCAATTCAACCTGCAGAATCAAACAATCATGT